AATTTACTGTGTCGAATTTTTGTATGCAAGATATTTACAATAAATTATGCTTTGATGATTACGGACATATATTACCTACTTAATTTACATTCTCCAGAATCTATATGCCGAACTTAGATAGTTCAAATCCTGATTATTACCTCTATAGTGCATACATTCAGGTTTAGAAAGTTGGTCTGGTGAATATGTAACAATCCAATCATTAGGATTATAATGTGCCTTATTAAACCATTCAGATGGTTTATTTAATACCCATCCATCGGCAGTGAAGCCTTCTTTTTTCTGGGCAACTACAAAAACTGCTACTACTACGGCTAAAATGCTTGCAATCAATGCAACTGCTGTTTTCATTTATCTTATTCAAACAATTTATTTACAATTATTAAATGGAGAATATTACTCCACCATCTTCACCAAAAAGACCTTCATTACCTTCATTACCTCCACGTCCATCTCTACTGCGTCAACCCAGACGAGGAAACAGTATAGCAAAAAGATTGTTTATCAGTAAACCAACACTAGTGGATCCGTCCTCGTGTATTGATAAGAGTTGTATTATATGTTTACGAACAATCCTACCAACAGATTGTTACCAATATCCATTTTGTACTTGTTTAGGAAGGTATCATAAGTTATGTTTAGAGGAATGGATAAAAAATAATGATTCATGTCCAACATGTCGTCAAAAATTTATATTAAGTTTTGGAAAACGTAGGTCAAAACGTAGGTCAAAACGTAGGTCAAAACGTAGGTCAAAACGTAGGTCAAAACGTAAATACAAATCACGCAAAAGATGCTAAACTACTACTCGATAATGTATATATGTACCACTTGATTCACTAGGTCTAGTAATTTTGAAAACTTGACCTCGTTTAGCTCCAAAATAACGAGCAATTGGGTCCGATGAAAGAATTTTACTAAGTTGAAGTTCCTTAGCTTTATATATCCTGAGAAGTTCCCGTTTTTCAATCTCGTCAAGTAATTCATGTTTTGGTACTAAAACATGATTTAATTTGTCTATAAGAAGTTCATTTTCACGAAAATGTTCAATTACTAGGGGTCTAGCTTCAACAAAGACTTGCTTAGCAAAAGCTGTAATAGAATCCTTAACAACAATAATTGCCTGATTAACAAGATTTTGTTGCATTTCTCTAATGTACTGACGAATTGTAAATACCCCTACTTTTGTAGTAATTTGTGGAAAAAATACATAAATTTTTGAATCTTCATCATCAATCTTACTAGTTAGAAAAATTTCATCTTGAGAATTTACAAATTCATCTTCATTTTCCACCAGATATTTTCTAATTTTTAACATATTTAAAATAACTATACGGGAAGTAAATGATGGTACCTCACCTACGCCATTAAGTAGTTTAGTTGGTTTAATAATTTCAACTCCTGGACCAGTTCCTGGTTCAAATTTTTCCTTATCATTTGACATACTGAGGATAACTTATTAGTAATCTTAAATATGTATTCTACATCTCTTTAAGGAGATTAATGTTTAAAAAGAAATAATGTTTTAATTACTTGGCCCTATAAAACCAGCTAAAGGTTTAGTCATAAGCATCATAGGTGATTGAATTTGGCCATTAGCTTGTGGGTACCACCAATCACTGGCATTCACAAAAGGTTCGCTAGAACCAAAGTAAGGGGCATATGAATTAGGATATGAGGTCTGTCCAAGAAATCCTGGTCCAGCTACAATACCAAAACGTCTTGAACGTCTACCTCTGTGACGTCTGCTCCTATGATATTTCTTACGTCTAGAACGTCTGCGTCTAGAACGTCTACGTCTTGAACGTCTTGAACGTCTTGAACGTCTTGATTTACTACGTCTTGAATGTCTTGATTTACTATGTCCACCTTTAACTCTAGACCATGCGGCTTTAAGTGAAATACCCTCAGAGTGAGCCAGACGCATAGCTTTAGCCTTCTGATTTGATCTTCCGAAACTATGTCCTACACAAGATCGACAACTCATTTATTATATCCTAGAAATTATTTAGACGTTATAATAATCAACATACAAAAAATTCAATAAATGTCTATTTAGATAATTTAATCGTATTATATTCACAAGAGCCTTCTGAACTGCAAGGAGACGTATTAATCTCAGTGCCACAATAATTTTTTGGACTATTCTTAAAATCCTGAGGCTTATATAATCCAAGATTACTTGCCAAATGAGTAATATAGCTAAAATTGTTCTTAAATTCATCTTCATGACCATACGAAATAGAAGCAACATGAGCTAACTCATGCAAAATTACAAACATACTAGTATTTGGATCTTCAAAGCCACCATTGGCATTTCTTATACATAAACGAATTTCTGTACTTTTATTTAGCGTGTATGCAGCAGATCTCTCTGTAGAATTTGTTTCCTTTAATTCACATTTATACCAGCGAGAATGTAATCGTTTTGATGTATCTAGATCTGGCAAATTATTTACATACATAAAATTTACTAGAATATTAATTTTATTATTTATTTGTGCCAAATAATTTGCAGCTGTTTGTTGAATTTGTATATCACCAACTTTTCTTACAGAGTAGTTTTGTCCATCTAAATTACTTACAAATGGAGCAACATTATCCATGATAAAGTATCTAATAATAAAATAGCCAAAAATAGCAGCAATTATAGTTATTAATACATATGTGCCAATATCAGTCTGAGTAGGCATGGTTCTTACTAATTATAAAGATAAAAAGTATACAATACTCACATGTTTTACCACTTTTGTGTTTAGCATTCATAATAAATCTCTCCCTGATATAATATTTAGCTCTTTTTCATCTATCATATGTAATGTATTGCGAGCAGCTTCCTGTTCAGCATCTTTTTTTGACATACCTTCACCAGTTCCCATTGCGTGTTCCAGACCGTCAATTATAAAATAAATTTGTACAGTAAAAATTCTTTTGTGTGGAGGACCATCTTGTTTAATAACTCTATATTCTGGCAATGAAATTCCTTTTGCTTGAGTAAATCTCATAGTTATGTCTTTATAATTATCATCTTCTAGGAGAGAATTTAAATTTACAGATTTCTCAATGAGCTTTATAACGAAATCATTAGTAAATTTAAATCCGAGATCTAAATAGATAGCACCTAAAAATGCTTCAAAACTATCCTCTAGTAATTTATCATTATAGTTACCTCCATTTTCTCTCTTTACTATATTTCCTGCCAAAATATATGGTCCAAGGCCAATCAAATTACTAAACTTTACACAATGTGTATCTCTTACTATTTTTGTTCTCATACGTGTCAAAAAACCCTCATCTTTAGTTGGATACATACTGAAAAGATACCCGCCTACAATTAGGTTAAATACGGCATCACCAAGATATTCTAAACGCTCATTTGATGCTGGATTTTTACCATCTACTAAGTAACTGCATACTGGTAGACCTTGATCTAATGTATATCTAATGTACTTTTGAAAAGATTTATGAATCAATGCTCTTCTATAATTTTCTAGACATTTTGGTCTCATGCCTCCCAGAATTACTTGTATTTCTTCTCTACTAATATGTGGTTTTGAAAGATCGAATCCACATTCTTTTTCCATCTTTATCTATATCTAATATATTTGTCTTTAAGGACCTTATTTTTTAGAAAACCTAGTTGTTAACTAAAACGAATATAGGCCAGGTAAATTATAAGTTAAAAATGTAAAGTACTTAAGGAAATATAAGATGATGTAATTAAAAAAAATACGTCATGGAAATCATAAAAGCATTCGAAAACAATGACTTAAACATGCATGTCACTATACGAGGCACTCACGAAGAACCCTTGTTTAGAGCAAGTGATATTGGTTCTATATTGGACATGACAAACATTCGTCAAACAATTAAAGATTTTGATCATACAGAAAAATGTGGTGTAAGCATTACTGACATCATCGGGAGAGACCAAGAAACCACATTTTTGACAGAAAAAGGGTTATATCAAGTACTGTTTACATCACGTAAACCTATAGCAAAAAAATTTAAAGATTGGGTATGTGAGGTAATTAAGGAAATCCGTTTAACAGGTAGGTACGAACTAGAACAAAAAATAGAAGATTTTTCAAAACAATTGACCCTAAAAGATAAACAAATAGAAAATACATTGATACTAAACTTTAGAAATAAACAAATAGTATATTTGATTTACGTAGAAAAAAATGTTATTAAATTTGGATATGCAAAAGACATAGAAGAACGTATAAAACAACATAGAACAGAATTTGGAAAAGACATAATATTACATGCAGTGTTTGAAACTATTTATAATAGAGAATTTGAAACAATGATTAAACAAGATAGTGTATTATTTTCTCATATCATAAGCAAAAAGTATAAAAAAAATCAAACAGAATTAATCCAATTAAATAATACTTTTACTATACATGATCTTGATAAAAGAATAGAAGAATTAAAAAAAATAGTAAATGGAGATCTTGTATCAAATTTAATTAAAGAAAAACAGGAATTACAATTAGAGTTAGCCACTGTAAAATCTACTAAAAATTGTGTAAAATATATCAGAACATCTGCAAAAATAGATTACCCAATTATATCATATAATTTAGTAACAGAGGAAGAAACAGAATTTGATACTTTGAGTAAAATATGTTATTATTATGATATAAGTAGTTCTACTGTTAAAAATTATTTAGATCAACATAAACAAATAAATGGTACGATTTTACGATCAGGAAAAAATAAACCATATTGGATTTTACCTGCAAATTTTAAATTTTGTAATATAATTAAGCCAACTACTCATAATATTTTTATAAAAAGAGTAGATAAAACAACTAATGAAATTACATATTATAACAGTATTACCGAAGCATCATTATATTTACAACAAGAAATTGATAAAAAAGAAATAATTGAAGAAACTACAGAATCTATTGCACTTAGAAAAATTTTGAATTCTTTTCTTAATGGTCATCCTACTAAAAAACCTATAATAATTAAATATGACTGGCATAAAATGAAAGACATTGGATTTATAAAACATATCGATGGTTCACTAGAAAATATTGACAATGCAGAAAAATTTGTAAAATTAAATAAAGACGAAAGGTAAATAAATTAAGATCCATGGATACAGATAAAATTTTTATTAGTATAGCTAGTTATCGAGATCCAGAACTTTTAAAAACTGTAGAAAGTTTAATTAATAATGCAGATAAACCAGAATTACTTAGAATTGTTGTTTTTGAACAAAATGCACCCGAAGACCCATCTATAAAAGATTTATATCCAAAATCCCAAGTTTTATGTTTACAAACACATTACTTGAATGCTAAAGGTCCTACTTGGGCTAGATACATTATACAACAAGAATATGCAGATGAACAATATTATTTGCAAGTTGATTCCCATATGCGCGTAGTTAAAAATTGGGATAAGAAGTTAAAACACATGCTGAACCTACTTCCTACACCTGCTGTTTTAACACAATATCCCCCAGAATACAAACAAAATGAGGAAAACTTAGACGAAACAATTATAAGATCAGGTCTTTATATTCAAGGTTTTGGAATCAAAGATGGTTTTACTAGGATTCAATCTGACATAATTGATTATGCAGATAGAAGATATTTTCCTTATACTAGTAAAGCTTGGAGTGCATGTTTTTCTTTTAGTTTAGGTACTATTGTTAAAGATGCGCCATATGACCCTAATTTTAAACATCTTTTTTTCGGAGAAGAATTAGATATAACACTTAGATTATTCACAAGAGGTTGGTATTTTTTTAGTCCACATGAAACTGTAATATTTACAAATTTTAAAAGAACCTATAGAAGAACCTATTGGGATGATATCCCATGTAAAATTCGCGAAAAAGATGAAATACTATCTCGTAAACGTCTTTTGGACAGAATACTAGAAAAAGAAGTAAATCATGAATATACCCTAGGAACAGTAAGATCAATTCAAACCTACATGAAATTTGCTGATATTGACAGTTTTGTATATCATAAACTAGCTAAACGAGCAAAAACATTTCGTAGGTTTACAAAGCGTGAACTAAATCGATAGCTTTAAAAAAAAAAAAAATTTTTTGGCATAGATAAACGAATCCAACAACTGTAAATGCCTTGTCCAATTTGTGCAAATCCCTACACTGGAGAAGATCTTGAAGACTCAACTGAATTGATAGATGAGTCTTGTGAATTTATATGTGACACTGGAAAAAAATGCAAAAAAGATCAAGTTGAAAACGGATTATGTACTTTACATCAAATTCAAAGAATTCCTGTAATATGCTTAAGTTGTAATGGTCACTGCTGCAAAATTTGTTATCGTAAATTCTTTTTGGAACTACTTGAAGAGCCTCAATGTATGCATTGTCATAAAGCTTTTGATATTGAATTTTTACTTGGTTATGATACTAATAAAATACAAAGATTTTCAAAAAGTTTCATATGGGGTCCATGGAAAGATCATAGAGAGGATGTTTTATTAGATCAAGTACTTGCCCGTTTACCTGATTATCAAATGCGAGCTGCAGCAGAATTAGAGGCAGATAGACAAAAAGCTCAAATTTCAGCTGTTAATGATCGTATTAGAGAACTAGAAATCCGTGTCAATAAACTACTTAAAAAAATTGCAATCTACCAAGAAGTTGAAAAAAATACAGAACAACAAGAAACAGAACTGGCTAAGCTTAAAGAACGTATTATTAAACTTAAAGAACATCTACTTCAAATTAATCCAAATAGACGCGGTAGACATGCTCAAGTCCAAGTAATCAACAATGGGGAAGAACAATTACCTCAAGATCCTGAAGTAATAGATAAAGTAGCAAAAACACATGGTAAATGTCATGTAGAAAATTGTAACGGTTACATTAATCAAAAATGGGAATGCGGAATTTGTGGTACTAAAGTATGCTCTAAGTGTTATTGCATTAAGATTAAAGATCATAAATGTAATCCTGATGATGTAGAATCTATTAAACTTATGAAACAATCTGCAAAGCCCTGCCCTAACTGTAATCAAATGATTGAAAGAACTAAAGGCTGTAGTCAAATGTGGTGTGGCGATAGTAATGGAGGATCTGGATGCCATATGTTTTTTGATTGGAATACTGGAAAATTATTAAAAGCAGAACATGCTCACAATCCAGAACATATGGACTGGATGCTTAGAAACGGACAAACACTTGGTCACAATTTTGCTTTAGTACCTAATGCATGTGGATTTGGATTAGAACAAATTACTCGTTTGAACATTTCTAAAGAAGATAAAGAAACATTTGCAGAATATCTTCGCAGGTCTAATGAAATTCTTGATGAAGTTCGACGCTTTGTAGATCCTATTGATAGACTTGTAGAGAAACATGCATTGAATTATCTTAAAGGAAAAATAACTAAAGATGAACTTAAGAAAATGATTCAGCGCAATTACAAAGCTTCAAAGAAAGCACAACTTGCTAATATGCGAAGATCCATGTACGGTGATACTGTACAACAAATTTTACGTTTTGCTAGTACTCAAATTAACGACTTACCTCCTGGCCAAAATACTACACAAATTATAAAAGTTACTATAGAAGCGCTTGAAAATCTATATGATTATACAGAAAAAAATCTAGCTATCATAGGAGATATATTTAATTCTGAAAAGCCTCATTTATCTAACACTAGATTTAGAGAAGAACTCTATAGTACAAATAATGTACCAAAGAGAATTATTAAATTCATTCAAAATTATACTTGCTCTATAAAAAATGGAGATCATACAGTAGAAAGATTGCGTACGGACGATCTGGAAATATATTTATACTTAACGGATACTAATAATGAATACACTTTTCATAACTTTCTCAGATTTAATTCAGATTGGATTCCGACTAAACCTCAGATAGTTAAGGCAATTGAAGAAACAAAGAAGCCATTTCCATATTATCGTTCTAAATATGTAGCTAGAGAATTTATACGTTACGAGACTTACTTAGCAGAAAGTGTTAAAGTATTTATACACAAACAAATATTTGATCGTGGTTGTATGAATTTAAAACTAACTTACCGTGATGAATTGACTGCACCAGATGAAGAATTATTTAAAAATAGATGTAAAAGAAAACCAGCAAATGATTTATGCATATGCAAAACATGTTTACTTATATTTAAGAACATTATTGAAAGCGACAATAATTTACAGGCTCTATGCACAGTTACTAAAACTATGCTTATAGAAGGTAATATACCACAAATTTTTCGTGCATAAGTGCTAAATATGTATAGGTAGAGGGCTTTGGCTCTTATACTTATACTTTTTAATTTTCTTTCACCATAGAATACCCACTTACTCTTATTATTGCTGCAATACTAGTTATAAAAGTTAAACTACCCAGTAAGCCTAAAATAATTTTTTTAGAGATACTATTAAATTTAGTTACATAATATTTAATTTTCATAGCTTTTAACTTATCCAAAATAGCATAAAGAATGGTTGAAGATATTAAGTCACTTATCAATATATCTGACGTGCGTATAGTTGCATTTTTAATTTGATCCTTGATATCTTTATTAGTTTGGAATAATACGTTGTAAATAGATTCATTTGATGTAGTTTTTGCAATTTTAGCTGTAATAATTTGAATAATAGTCAGAATATAAGTTTCCAACATAAATAGAGATTTATCAGTAGCATTTTTCTTTAAAAAATTTCTATCTACCCTACCGGTTGCAGTAGGATATTTAGAGCCAAAACTTCTACGTCTACTTTTCTTACGTCTACTTTTTCTTCGCTTACTGGTATGTCTATTACTTCTCTTATGTTTTTTCATTTTAATGGTAACAAACATAAAATATAATAGACTTTAAAGTTCTGAAGATTATTAATTATAAAATGAGTATTATTCATCCTTTCTGGCAAGATATAATTAAATCATATTTTAAAACAAATGGATTTGTAAAACATCAACTTGAAAGTTATAATGAGTTTGTTGAAGTAGGTATTCAAAAAATTTTAAACGAAATTGGACCAATAGAAATTAAAACATCTGCAGAATCTCGTGGTGGTGAAGCTACATATATTATAACATTTGGTACAATTAGCATCAAAAAACCCGTAATTAGAGAACATGATGGAACTACTAATATTTTATATCCTCAAGAAGCGAGAAATAGAAATTTAACATATCATTCTAGTTTGTACTGTGATATAACTGTTAGAACTATTAAGAATTCTGAAGAAACAGTTAAAGTATCTAAAGAACAACTTGGTTATATTCCTATAATGGTACGTTCTAAATTTTGTCTATTATATGGAAAAACTGAAAAAGAAGCTGCTGATTTGGGAGAATGCATTTATGATGAGGGAGGATATTTTATTGTTAATGGAAATGAAAAAGCTATTATAGCCCAAGAACGCATGCCTAATAACATTGTTTATTGTTTCTATAAAAAACCGCCTTCTAAAATTATTTGGCAAGCGGAAATTAGATCACAATTTGAGTATCACATTAAAACTACTAGCACTTTCTACATTCGTATTTTTTCCAAAGGATCTAGAAGTAGTTATACCAGTACACCAACCTTCACTGACATTGATGGTATTAGAGGTCAAATTACGTATATCAGACAAGATATTCCAATAATTTTCATCTTTTATGCATTAGGTTTTACAAGCAAAAATGACATCATCGACATTATCACAAACTCTAGAATTCCTCTTGATAAATCTAATGAAGATGAATACTTTAAAAATATATTAAAATTTCTACGGTGTTCATTTGATGAGGCAAATGAAATTCTTCAAGAAGAAAGTGTAACAGATGGTAAAGATTTAATACAATCAGAACTTCAAGATTTTGCATTAGATTATATAGGAAAAAAGGGTTCGACTGTCCACGGATCTAGAGCAGAGCGAATTAAGTATTCAACTCAAATTATTAATAGGGAATTACTTCCACATTTAAGTCTTAATTATGAGGATATTTTTCAAACAGAACTTCAACTTTGCAAAACTAAAGCCCATTTTGTTGGTTATATTATTAATAAACTATACTTATGTTATCTCGGAATACTAAAAGAAAATGATCGAGATCATCTAGCTAATAAGAGATTAGATCTTACTGGAAATTTACTAACTAGTTTATTCAAAGGAATTTTTAAACGGTTACACAAAGAAGCTAAAGTTAATCTTACCAAAAGTATAGAAGCGAATAATAGTTTTGATCTAATGAACAATATAAAAAGTAAATCTATAACTAATGATTTGAAATATGCCTTAAGCACAGGCAATTGGGGAAGACAAACTGGAGGTACTCCCCCCAAAACTGGTGTAGCACAACAACTTAATCGTCTTACATTCTCATCAAGTCTTTCTCATCTTAGACGTTTAAATACACCATTAAATCGTGAAGGTAAACAAGCTAAGCCTCGACAACTACACAATACTCATTTTGGTTACCTTTGTCCTGCAGAAACTCCAGAAGGGCAGGGATGCACGGCCGTGAATACTTCAGTTCTACTAGCCAATGGTGATTTAATTCGAATTAAAGATCTTGAAAAAACATATAGAGATAAGTCTATCTATACAGTAGATGTAGACACAAGAAAATTAGAATCAACTGATATTGTAGCTTTTCAAAAACATGATACCAAAAAATATAGTTATAAAGTTCTAAAAATTACTACTATGTCTGGAAGAAGCATTAGTCTTACATCAGATCATCCATTTGCCGTACCCGGAGATACATTTATCGAAGCCGGACAAATAAAAAATGGAGATAAAGTTTTAATACATCCTACTGCTATAAATCAACTACATGACGAAGTACCTATAATATCAGTTCTTGATAAAGAAATGTATATAGATATTATCACCAAGTCTAAATTAGTATCAAACAAAACAATTGTGAAAGATATTGAAAAATTAGAGGCATCTGGATTATTACCATTCATGAATAATGATAAAAGATTACCAATAATTGCGAGTCTAATAGGTTATTGTGATACAGATGGCCATATTACAAAATGTGCTAAATTTTCCATGGGATGCAAAGAAGACATGGAAGCTATTGAAAATGCAGTATATTCACTTGGATATGGAACAACTTCAGAAGGAAAAGAATATAAAAATATACAAATTCTTACAAATGGTAGAAAAATTAATCATACTTGTTGGAACATTTCTATAAGTTCTAACTTAACACGATTACTTGTTGCACTTGGAGCAATGGTCGGAAAAAAAATTACACAAGAATCTCGAGTTCCTGATTTTCTTAAATATTGTAATCTCAGAGTTAAAGCATCATATCTTTCGGCTTTGTTTGGAGGAGATGGAGAAGCCCTTAATTATGTAGAAAACGATAGCATAACCCGTAAATCTTCAAGATGGATAATAAGTCCCCCGGGTTTTGGAAATACTAAAATAGAATCATTGACCGAAAATTTGGAAATATATTTGAATGAAATTAAAATATTATTATTAGAATTTGGAATAGAAAGCAGAGACACAAAAAATCAAACTAGTATTGACCACGAGAAATACAATCTAGATCTAGAAGATGAAGAAAAAGAAACTAAAATAAAGCGTAGATTTTACATTACAAGTAATTATCCAAATATACTGAAATTTGTAGATAATATCGGATATAAATGGTGTAAACAAAAGCAGAATAAAATGCAAATTGTTGGTGAATATATTAGATATTTACAAAATTACATAGACCAAACTGAACTTAAAAGACAACAAGCCCATAAATTATATGAATTTGGAATGAGGCCCACAGAAATTGCAAAACAAATAGGAATGCCACTAAAGCGTGTAGAACATGTATTTTACAGTAAAAAATATGCATCAATGGCTATTCCACGCGACTATGTAAAATGGCCTGATTTTTTAGCAGATACTCAAGCAAATTTTGACACAGGAACATTATATGATAAAGTAGATAAAATAGAAGAAGTATCGATAGAAGAATGTCCAGTTGTAATGGATTTAACAACAGAGAGTGAAAATCACACATTTGTATCAGGAGGTTTTGTGACACACAATTGTGGATTACTACGTAATTTAGCAATAACATGTCATGTATCAATAGGTTCTAATAAAACTTTTATTATACTAACGCGTTTTCTCAGAAAATATACTGATAAGTACTTTATTGAATGTCGAGAAATGATTACAGATGAAATTCTCTATAAAGTATTCCTTGATGGAGCATGGGTAGTCAGTGTTACAGAAAAAATAGTTCTATTTCTTGTTGAAAAACTTAAAAAATTTCGCAGAAAACTTATGATTAGTTTTGATACTAGTATTTGCCTAGATAAAGATTCTAAAGAATTTCATATGTTTACTAGTTCAGGCAGGTGCTGTAGACCACTAATTATCACTGAAAATTTACATGTACTTGATTCTTTTGATAAGTTAAATTTTCCAAGTTGGTACGAATTATTAGCAAAAGGAGTTATAGAATACATAGATGTTGCCGAGGAAGAAGAAATTATGATTGCGATGGATGTTAAAACACTAAGGGAAAATTCAAATACTGTATATACACATATGGAAATTCACCCAAGTCTTATGCTGGGGATTTGCGCAAGTATTATTCCTTTTCCAGATCACAACCAATCACCTCGGAATATCTACCAAAGCGCTATGGGTAAACAAGCTATGGGTATTTATGCCAGTAATTTTAATGAGAGATTTGATACTTTGGCTCACGTGCTTCATTATCCCCAAAAACCCCTGGTGACTACAACTATAATGAAATATATGCGCTTTGAAGAACTTCCCGCTGGAATAAATGCCATTGTAGCTATTGCATGTTATGGTGGTTATAATCAGGAAGATTCAGTTATAATAAATAAAGGTTTTTTGGACAGAGGTGGATTTCGTAGCAGTTTTTATAGAACTTATGTTGATCAGGAGAAAGAAATTGTTAGAGTTGGTGGTCTTATGGAACAATTTGAAATCCCAAATAGGGCAGAAACAAAAGGTATCCAACATGGAAACTATGGAAAATTAGGCCCAGATGGAATTATTGAACCTGGATCCAGAACTATAGAAAATGATGTAATTATTGGAAAAACTACACCAATTGCCACAAGTAAACAAGAAATTAGCCAAATGAAAAAATTTAAGAAACGCGATGTAAGTACCTCAATGCGTCCAAATGAAGTTGGTGTTGTAGATAAAGTACTCTTGACTACAAACTCAGATGGATATAAATATACTAAAGTTAAGATGCGCAGTATACGTATTCCAGAAGTGGGAGATAAATTCGCATCTGCAACAGCCGACCATGATATACTTACTCTGGAAGGTTGGAAAAATATTACTCAAATAACTATGGAAGATGAAATTGCTACTTTAAAAGATAATAAGTTAGTTTATGAAAAACCTACAGAAGTTTATCATCATCTTGATTATGAAGGTGAGATGTATGAAATTAGAAATACAAGCATAGACCTTAGAGTATCAGGAAATCATAAAATGTGGGTTTCTAAGAGATATGGACGAGCTGGTATATGGCAATCCTATGAATTTGAAAGAGCTAATACTATTGTTGGAGTTAGACGTAAATATAAAAAAGATGCAGAATGGGATGCACCTGATTACTTTTTTACTCTACCAAAATGTGTAAAAAGTAGCAGAAAAGAAATGCTTGTAGATTTAAAATTTGATACACCTGAAAAAATGAATGCATGGTTAATTATACTTGGTTTATGGATTGCAGAAGGATGGAATGGAATAAATAGAGCAGAAATTTGTCATTGTAAAGATAGAGTAGCCAAAGCTCTTCATGAAAATTTACCGATATTGGGGTTTGATTACACGGAAAATATTAACGAATTTCCATTTTATAAGTTATATATAAATAATAAACAAGTTGCAGATTATCTTCTCCAATTTAGTCCTGATGGAGTCTTAACTAAATTTCTTCCTGATTGGTGTTTTAAATTGAGCCGAGAACAAACCAGAACATTATTACATGGTTTAATGTTAGGAGATGGATATATAAGTAAATCAAATGCACATGCTTATTATACCAGTTCAGACAAATTAGCAGATCAAGTTCAACAATTAGCTCTGCACGCAGGATGGTCTGCTACAATAACCGAAAGATCTGAAGGAATTAAAGAATTTGTAATAAGAGGCAAAATATGTAAAGGAAATCATCCTGGATGGGTAGTGAGCATTATAAAAACTAAATTAAATCCAGAAATAAATAATGGGCATACTAGACAACAAAATGCTCAAGTAGAAATATTTACAAAACATGTTAAAGAACCTGTTTACTGTATAAGTGTTCCATCTGAAGTATTTTATATACGCAGGAATGGAAAAACAGTATGGACAGGTAACAGCAGGCATGGTCAAAAAGGAACTATAGGTATGATCTACCGTCAAGAAGATATGCCTTTTACAGTAAATGGTATTGTTCCAGATATTATTATTAATCCTCATGCTATTCCTTCGCGCATGACTATTGGACATTTGATTGAATGTCTTCTAGGTAAAGTTTGTGTTCTGGCCGGCAGAGAAGGTGATTCAACACCCTTCACGGGCTTGCAAGAATCTGAAATTGCCGAAGCTTTAGAAAAATATGGATATGCCGGCGACGGCACAGAAATTTTGTACAATGGAGAATCTGGGGAACCCATGGAAGCCAGAATTTTTATCGGCCCAACTTACTATCAGCGCTTGAAACACATGGTCCAGGACAAAGAACACTGTCTCGAATTAGATCATGAAGTACTTACTCTCACAGGATGGAAATTCTTTAATGATATAACAATGGAAGACAAAATAGCATGTCTAAAAGATAATTACCTTGTTTATGAAAATCCAACTGCATTGTTATATTATCCAGAGTTTGAAGGAGATTTATATCATATTAAAAATGAATTTATTGATCTCTCAATTACAGAAGATCATCGTGTGTATGCTTCTTTAGAAATACAAGATAAAGAATTTTGGTATTTATATAAAATCAAAGATATATATGATCGCCCTTTTTTAATGAAAACAATGCCAAATAATGATATATATAAACATACTCAAGTAGTATCAAGTGATATTTCAATAATATATACCAAGTGTCCAGTATTTTGCCTAGAAGTACCCGGAGAAGTATTTTATGTACGCCGAAATGGCAAATCTGTGTGGACAGGTAATTCTCGTTCCACAGGACCCGTAACCAAACTCACCCGTCAACCATTAGAAGGTAGGAGCCGAGAGGGAGGTCTGAGATTTGGCGAA